GTAAGTAGCTTTACCAAATCCTCGTAAGGCTTGACCACCACCTCTGCGGAATACAGTTTTCTTTCTAGGTTTAGCTGGTCCACCCATGTTACGTTTAATTTTACCACCATACTTACGTTTAACCATACCACCTTTTTGTTTGTAAAGTGTTTTCATAAAAGATTCTCTTTTAGAATCCATAGGTGTATCAGAACCATACTCATCTCTTAACTCATTATAGACTGATGATTTCATTTTATCTATATCTGTTACATCATCACCTTCACCAAAAATATTCTTTCCTATTTTTCTTGATATAGAACCTTTAGCAAAAGCTTTTTCTCCACCTTTACTTTTTATAATTTCTTTAGCTATAGGATTATCTAACCATGATGGCCTAGATTTAGCTGGTCCTTTAACTCCACTAGCTTTTATTCCAGCAGCCATCTCTCCTTCACCAGATATTTGTTGTTTACGTCTAGCTGGTCCTTTAACTCCACTAGCTTTTATTCCAGCAGCTATTTCTCCTTCACCAGATATTTGTTGTCTAGACTTTCTTTTTTTATTTTTAAATGTTGCATCTGCTGTTTTTTTAGAATCCATTATTAATGGAGCAGCAACTGAACCAGCAAGTAGTCCTGCACCTATTAATTTTTTCCATAAAGCTGGATTAGCAGACCTACCAAGTTTTTTTACTCCTGATAGACCACCTAATCTTGCAATCTTTTGTTGAGTTGCAACTGGTAGTTTTTTAAGTTTTGCTGGTACTTGTTTACCACCTGATACTTTAGTATTACGTACTGCTGGTACTTTACCAGATGGAGGTTTTGGGATTTGATCTTTAGGAAGTCTAGGTCTAGTTTTATCAGATACTGCTTTTACCATTTTATCTTTAGTTAATACTTTTTTAGGATCAAACTTAACCTTAGTTGTTTTAGGTTTTGGTAGTTTAGTTGTAGAAGGTGGTTTTAATTTTGTAGCTTGGTTTTTACTAATAGATTTAACATTACTACCAGCTTTTTTAAGTGCTTTTTTACTAGCTTCTTTAAACCCTTTTTTCATTAAAAATTTAGCTACTGTTGGTGCAGCTAATCTAATTCCTGTGCCAATTAATATTGGAATTAATGGTAATACCATGACTATTCTCCTACCGAAACTTTAAAAGATTTACTCTGAGAGTAGTCTTCATCTACAACTACATCACTTTCTTTACCTGTAACACTTGGTCCTTTACGAGCAGCACCATAGCCCTGTCCCGTTGGTCTTCCAAGTACCTTATCCAGATCTACTGGAGTAGGGATTTGTGCTATCGGTCCACCCATTTAACTTCTCCTTTTCTTTCCTTTTGTAGCCATTGCTGACATTTTCTTGTTACCATATTTTTTACGACCTATCCAAGCTGCTAGAGCTTTTGGATTTTTAACTCCCTTCTTCTTTAATTTAGAAGAAAGATTTTTAAATCTTTTACCCGTTCCTAACTTAGGTTTTTTCTTTTTATTTTTGGGCTTCATAATCTGTTGCCTAACTGAGCTACGACTTATCATAACATCCTGCTACAACTTGACCACCACTCATACGATAGGTAATTTTACCACCGTGTTTTTTAAATCCCATTTTATTACGAACATTTTTAGGTAATTTTTTAAGACCTTTATTTTTTGGAGGTGGACTGTTTAATTTTTGATCTGAAGCTTGTTTAAGTATATTTGCAGCCTCTTTCATTCCTTGTTCATTTTGTTTTTTTACTCTACTAGAAAATTTAGGATCAAGTCCTTTTGTTTTATCTGCTCCTAAAGAAGATGGTTTTTCAGACCCTCGCATACCTTTATTTTTACCTATAATAGTTTTATCACTAGTTCCTTTTTTATATTTATAAACTTTACCACCGCCCATTTTTTTAGACTGTTTTATTTTTTTAGGGACAGGATTCACACGAACATCTGTTTGTCCTTTACGGTATATTAAATTTTTAATTTCCTTATTTGTAAGATTATCAGGTGAACCATCTTTAGGATTAACGAATTTTTTTTTCATCATAGAATAAGCATTGTGTACTTGACGTTCACTTAAAGTATGAGGTGCAGAACCAGCACCAGTTCCTTGTGAAAATATTTTGTTAAATCTTTTTACTTCATTTTTTGTTACAGAAGGATGATCAGCATTAAGATACAGCTTACCATCAGAATTTCTTGATCTTTTCATTGCTTGCATATCAGGAACAATACGTTTATTTCTCATTCTTCGTATTTCCTCAGTAGTACTTACTTTTCCCTTTCTACTTGGTATTTTTGTATCAGACATTTTATTCTCCTATGGTGAACCGTCTACAACTGGATCTGGACCACCAGCAGGAGATGCAGCTACAGCCATATCATCTTGTCGAGTCCGTCTAGCTTGATTGCGTAGTGTTGCTATGGCATTTTGATATTCCCCTTGCCATATGGGAAGTGTATTCCAATCTTTCATATACATTGTTGACTCTACCATACATCCTGCAAAGAGAGCTTCATAACAATATTCACTAAAGTAATTACTTATAGTTACACTCGTACCTGTAGCAGATGCTAAAGGGAGTGGTGATGATTGTGTTTGTATTTCAACTGTAAGTGCTGAAACTGGAGTAGGGACTATTTTTATACTTGAGTTGTTACGCCTTGTATAATATCTAGGCGTTCCTGTAGATGCACTTACAGGCCAGTAGTCGTTTACATAAGCTACTGTCCTTTGAAGAAGATTTGTTACTGTTGTTCCTGTACTAACTTTATAGTTTACATTGCGAACAATTCTAGCTCTATCACTTAAAGACACAGTTCCTGCATTACCAGAAGACACAGATATTGTTGTGTACTCATCTAATCCAGCATCATCAAGATCTTTAATCATACGTAGTTCTGTCTTATAAATAATCGTAGACACTTGAGTAGCAAACTCAGTAGAATCATTCTCAGTCGTATTGATTAAGTCTGTCTTTAAGTAAGAGTAATTCGGCATACTAACCTACATATAAAGTAATTGTTGGAAGCATTGTTCCTGTACCTGAAGTGCTACAACAAACTACTCCATTTACACCTATGCCTAATTCTCCTATATACATATCATTAGAATCCGTAGCTCCAACTCTGTATCGTATAGCTGTGCCTTTAGCAGTCTTATTTGTAATCTGCCTTGCACCTGTAATTTCTATTTCACCTGCTAATGTAGAGTAAGTATGTACAGCTAAAATTCTTGTAGTGGTTGGACGGTTATTACCTGTTCCATTATTACCTACAGTTGCATTACTATCTACATATCTAAACAGAGTTTTAACTTCACCATTAATACTTGTATTGGTAGCTGCTTTAATATTTGTACTCATATCATCTCCTTATAATAATGAGGAAGAGGCTTTGCACCTCTCCCCCATATATTAATTAACCTGCGCTACCGAAGTAACCACGCCAATCAGAAACACCAAAGCTATAACGCTCCCGTGCTTTAAAACGAAGATTACCAGTGTCGAAGTCTGGCTCCATCTTGGTCTGAAGTGGGGTACGGTTAAACATCTTAGCACCGTTAGGTACGTCAGTCTTAACGAAGTAAGCGTCAGTGTCTGTGAACCTACGGTTGATGTAATAACCATCAGGTAACATACCAAGGTGACGAGTAGCATTGATTGCATTATTATTAGGGTTAGCAGCAGCAGCACTCGTTTGAGTATTACCGGGGCTAGACATAATACGATCTGCAATCGCCCAAGAGTCAACTGGGATGTGTAGACTTTTAGCACTTGCACCAATCAAGATACCACGATCATCCGTAATCTTTTGGATGTTCGTTAGGATGGTTTCAAGTGTAGCCTCTGACAGGTCAGCAGCAGCAGCTAAGTTGCTCTGATTACCAGCAGAGATGGTTGGGTGTGCAGCAGAGAAGAAAGCAGCACCATCACCAATAGTATCTGAGAAACCATTGTTGAATAGGTTTGCAGCTTTAACCTGCTTAGTGTTAGCCATTGCACGGGCAAGACCTCTAGCACGAAGCTTGGCAAACGTATCATAAAGATTGTCTTCCATTGCTTCTTCTGTAATGGCAAATGCCAATGCTACAGTCTCAGCCGTATAACGGGCTACATAACTCTCTTGTGCGT